GGCCGCTGCATGGGGTATCTTTGTCATGGTATTGGCTATTGAACTTATTCTAATTGATTGTGCTAAAGATGACGAATGAAGAACTAGAAACATTTACCAAGGAATTGATAGAACACTACGGTGACAACCTACCTAATCCTGACCATGAGCCATTACGATTTGCATATTATATTAAACTTTTTATGCACGTGAAAGTTCGAAGATGAAAACTTCTGATGTTGATTACCTAATAAACCATTTGACAAAATCATTGTGCGTGTGTTATAATTGTATGAAAGAACGAGATCCGATGTCCGTTCTCTCACAAATGGTAGTGTGTACTAATTGTGGCAATAAACGATGCCCTAAGGCAACAGACCACACATTAGAATGTACAAATAGTAATGAACCAGGACAAAAAGGAAGTCGTTATGAGTAATATGTTATCTTATGCTGAGGGTGAGTTGAATCGTATTGGTTTAACTGAAGAAGATGAATACAACGGAATGATGCGTAAGCATATTTTGCATATGATTAAAGAGTTTGCGGATGAAGGCCATTCTGGTTTCTCTGCTAAATATGCAATTAATATTTTATCCAAACTGATGTCATTTAAACCATTATCACCATTGACTGGTGAAGATGATGAATGGGTCGATGTTAGTGAGATGAGTGGAACACCACATTATCAAAATAAACGCCGTTCTTCCGTATTCAAAGATGGTAAAGATGGTGAAGCGTATGATATTGATGGTAAGGTCTTTTGGGAATGGTATAAAGATGGAGAAGGTAAACTCAGTAAGACATACTATACTTGTCGTGAATCTCGTGTACCTATAACTTTCCCTTATGAGGTACCAGATAAACCAATCTATGAGTACCGACATTCGGATGCAGAACCACAACAACCACCACAAAATGAGGAAGGTTTTCTGTAATGTGTGATTGGAGTAATTAATGATTTCTATTATTCATTACATATCGGCTGGCCGCCGTTTAGTTGAAGCAAACAAAACCATACATATGTTGGGTGGCGAAGATGAATGCCAACCTATGTTACTCGCACAAAGAGACATGATACAGCTTGAGAGAGATTATTACAAAGAAGAAGCAACCAAACTTTTGATTCTTCTTGTATTGACTATCATCATATCATTATTTTTGTATTCAATGTATTACGCCTACACATTTAAACCAAATTAAGGAACTTATGAAACGAACAGCAAGTTATAAAATGTCAAAACGATTAAAGACCATGTTGGCTTTAATGAACTTTACCGATGCAGAAGAACGTGCAAGGTTTAGGAACAAGATGATTAATGCAGAGATATATGCTGCCAAAACAGAGCGTGTGAATCCAAATAAGGCCAAGGCCATTGAAGAATAAATAAATCCCATATTATTAAAGGAGAATGGAATGAGTATGTTTATTGAAGTGAACTCTATTGAAAAGGGTTGTAAAGTAATTATCAACCTCGATACAATTGTTGAGATTGCACCATTGGTTACAGGAGGTTGTAATTTGTTTATGGCTGACTCTGCTGCCGTTGGTGGTAAAACAGCAATGAAAGTGAGTGACTCTTACCTGTTGTTCAAGCAGTTTGTATTAGAGACTGTATCAGAAGATGATATTGCCAAGCGCATCAAACATCTACCAAAAGCTGACAAAGAACCATATCCAAGGTTCATTTCTGATGCAGAAGTACCACCACAGGCACCACAAGCACCTGTGCATGAGATTCCAGAATCTGTACATGAAGAAAAACGTGGTCGTGGACGCCCACCAAAATCAGAGATGGGTACTACAACTGGTAGCCTAGGTTAATGATAAATACAAAGGTATGCGAATTACCTTTGGAGATTATCGATGCCGACTATTAAACGTTTTAAGAGTTTTGCTGCTGAATTGAATGAGGCGGCAAAACCTAAAAAATCTGACAACCACGCACATTTTAATAAAAAAATACTAATTATTGGTTATGGCTCTGTTGGTCAGGCCATTCTACCAATCATACTTAAGCATATTACAACTGATCCTAAGTTGGTGACTGTGATTGAAAAAGACAATCATGGTCAAATATTCCGCAAGCGCAATGCTGGTAACGGAGTAAAGTATGTTAGAAAAGAGATTTTGCGTAACAACCTTGAAGCCACGTTGAAGCAGTATACTGAAGAAGGTGGTTTTATTGTTGATGTATCATTGAACATTGCGGCCGATGCCATCATTGAATGGTGCCTAAAACACAATCGTTTGTATGTCAACACATCATTAGAGCGTTGGGGTGACCACCAAGACGAAACAATACCTAAATTGCATCATCGTACATTGTACCATACACACCAACACATCCGTGAAATTGCAGCCAAATATCCAGGTGCAGCCACAGTTGTTGCAACAGGCGGTGCAAATCCAGGTCTTGTAACATATCTAGCCAAATCTGCATTGCTAAAGATTGCAGAGAAAGCTGGTCGTAAAGTAGAGAAACCTGAGAACAAAGAAGGCTGGGCTCAGTTGGCCAAGAAACTTGGTGTTGAAGTCATTCAAATTGCTGAACGTGATACACAAATCATTGACAAGCCAAAGATGAAAGACGAATTCACCAACTCATGGTCATGTGAAGGTTTTTGGGCAGAAGGTCGTGCACCATCAGAAATGGGTTATGGCACACATGAACCACCTGAATTAGAAGGTGGTACGATTCAAGGTCATACAGCATTCTTGCACCAACCTGGACTTACTGTATTGTGCAAGTCATGGGTACCAAATGGTGGTCCATACAATGGATTCCTAGTACAACATTCCGAGGCAATCACATTATCCAAGTTGTTGGAGACTGCCGATGGCAAATATAGACCAACTGTATACTATTGTTATCAGCCAACAGATGCAGCCATTGCATCCGTACATGAAATGCGTGGAAAAGAGCTTGACATGCAGTCAAAATTGCGTATAATAAAGGATGAAATCATCTCTGGAATGGATGAGTTAGGAGTCCTATTGATTACAAAGAGTGGTAAGTCTTACTGGCATGGATCACAGTTGGACATCAAGGAAGCACGCAGGTTACTGCCAGGAGAAAATGCGACATCATTACAAGTGGTTGCATCTATCCTAGGAGAAATGATGTGGGCAATTCAAAATCCACGTATGGGTTATGTTGAACCTGAGAACATTCCACATGAGTTTGTACTTGAACACGCATTGCCTTATCTTGGACCAGTTCCATTTGTGGAAACAGACTGGAGACCTGAGGAAGATAAGAATAGTTTGTATGAAAGACCATTCGACAAGAAACGACCTAACGCATTGTGCAATTTTAGAGTCTGGCATTAAAATGAAAGTATATTATGATAGCGGTGAGAGGAAAATTAAAAGATGTCAAAGACTATATCATCAATGATTACAGGTCATCTAAGCTCAGGTTTAGTTTAGAAGTATTTGCATGGGCTTGTAGCATTGCTACATCTATTGCATTTGCTATAACCATACCAAATATACCAATCGTACCATTGTATTTTGTATTCATTGCAGGTTGTTCTGCAACATTGTATTGTGCATGGACTCGTGGTTCATTTGGTTTGGTATTAAACTATTCTTTCCTTATTATTATTGATGCGTTTGGCTTAGGCCGTTATTTGATTGGAACATTATGAATGAAAGAGAACGTGAAATTTTATTGGTCACACAAGAAGAGTGTGCAGAAGTCACACANGCNATATCAAAATGCTTTAGGTTTGGCATGGATCAAATTAAACCAGGTAAATCATTCACTAACAGAGAACACCTAGAAGAAGAANTAGGTGATTTGGTTGCAATGATTAAACTATTATCNGAATTCAATATCGTAAAACTGGATAANATTGAAACAGCCTCATTCAACAAGATTGAAAAACTTAAACAATGGTCTAACATCTTNNCAGAGGAAGTATGATGTTAATTAATCCTACTAAACAAACTGTATATGGTGGTTTTTCCACTGGAAATGTAAACTATAACAATAGTGGTGCAAGTATTCCATTCAAAATTGAAGTGCCTGCACCGATAGTCGAAATTAATAAGACTTTACAATATGAATTCCGTGTGTTAGAATCGGTTAAAGGTGATGAGGTAACTAAAGTTGGTCTACAGGTTAAAACCTATGAACTAGACCATTATGGTAGCCGTGTGATGATTTGTGATTGGACTGATGTTGAAAGAGTGAGGCTTGAAGTATGAATATTTTCTATTTGTCAAATAATGTGGAAGAATGTGCAAAGATGCATTGCGACAAGCATGTCATCAAAATGATTCTTGAGTATTGTCAACTGTTATCTACAGCACATCGTATGCTTGATGGCGTAGAAACCACAGGCCGTTCACCATCTGGCCGTCTGATGCGCCGTTGGCAATTACCAGATGAACGTGAAAGTAAATTATACAAAGCAACACACAGCAATCATCCATCATGCATGTGGGTTCGTAAGTCATATGCCAATTATGTGTGGTTATGGAAACTTCTAAACGAGTTGTGTAAAGAATATACCTATCGATATGGTAAAGTTCACAAGTGTGAAGAAACTGGTCTTGTAGAAGAACTAATGTATCCGCCCACAAATATACCTAATAATGTAGAATTCACAGAACCTACACCTGCCATGCCTGAAAATATCAAAATCAAAGGCGACTCTATTGCATCTTATCGTAATTATTATTACAATAGCAAAAAACATCTGTGGTCGTGGTCTGGAAAGATAAATAGTAGGGAACGACCAAGATGGTTAGTTGATATGATACTTGACAATTTATCTAAAATAAACAAAGAACTAGAATTGGAATATTGATGCCTCGATATGATTTCTTAAACCAAAACACAGGTGAAGTAGAAATGCACACCATGTCTTATACGGTACTTGATGAGTTTAAAGCCAATAACCCACATCTTGAGCGTTACTTTACTTTCGAAGACTTACCAATCATGTCTGATGGTTCTCGCCTCAGTGTACCTGGCGTTGGTAAACCAGATTCCACATTTCAAAAATACGTTATTGACCGCATGAAAAATAATGTGGCCGGTAACCGTCTTGCAGAGACTCATAAAACTAAAATCCCTAGAGAATGGTAATTGTGAATAAGCAAATTCCAGTGTTATTACAGAAGCGAGGTGTACATGAACAGACCCCCGTGAAAAAACTTCCTATTGTTTCTTTCATCAACAACAGGAGTTTATATGAGCAAAAAAAGAATGATGTCAAAAGCACAGCGTATTTACTACGAGCAATCCAAAAAACAAAGAATACAAAGGGAATTAGCAGAGTACGCTAAGTTAATGAAAGAACTAAGAGATACGACAAACTATTATAGGGGTATGGATACATGAATGGTGAATGGTGTTATTTTAAAAGTAAAATATCGAAAGATGTTTGTGAACATATTATAGAATCAGCTTCAAAATTACCAAAAACAGATGCTACTATTGGCCATAGTGAAAATAGTGCAAGACTTGATGAGCTCAGAAAATCTAAAATATCGTTTATCATTAAACATGATCCAAATTATAAAGCCATATTCAATGAACTATGGCAAATGGCATTAGTTGCCAACGAAGATTGGTTTAATTTTCATATTACAAAATTAGATTTTTTACAGTTTGCTGAGTATGACTCGGCATATGAAGGTTATTATGGCAAACATCATGATGTTTTTTGGCTCAATGGTGATAAGAAATACCACCGTAAACTGAGTTGTATTGTACAACTATCAGATCCTAATAATTATGAGGGTGGTGATTTTGAATTGTATGCAGACCAGATGCCAAATCCAAATGAATTGAAAGAACAAGGCACAGTCATATTTTTTCCATCTTTCATAGAACATCAGGCAAAACCCGTAACAAAAGGCACAAGATACTCATTAGCAGGTTGGTTTGAAGGTCCTAAATGGAGATAAATAGTTAAATAACGCTATTTTTAATAGGGATTAAAACAAATGACAATAAGTATATCAGGATCTACTCTCACATTTAGTGACGGTACAACAATGACCACTAGAGCTACAACTGGACCTACTGGACCTACAGGTCCAACAGGTGCTACTGGTCCAACAGGCCCTACTGGTCCTAGTGGTATATCAGGATCAACTTGTTATGGAGGTGTTGGTAGTTATTTGGTTGCTAGTGCTTTGACAACAGCTGGTGGCGCTGGTGGATCAAGAAATCCTGGAACTACCCTTGCTGGAGGATGTTTGTATAAGCCATCAGCCTCTTCATATACATCTCTTGGTATAAAAGCTGATAATTACGGAGGTTATTATGGTTTTTTTGGAAATTGTGGTTCAGGTGGTGTTTCCGGAACTTGGAGAGCAATGTCTTGGTCAAATTCGAGAATTAATTGTTGTGGAATTGGTTCGTATTTAGCAGGTTTGTGGGTTCGTGTTTCATAAGGAATAAAAATGTCTTTTACTGTTGAATCTATTACAAATTTATACTATAGGACCGCTGACAAAAGTTCAATCAATTGTATGGTTAAATTTGCAGAATTTAATGAAGTACATCCATTTACTGCAAGTGCAAGAGATCCAGAAGACCATGGCGTAAATATCTATAGTGATATTGTTGCTGGTAAATATGGTCCTATTGCTGATTATGTTGCACCAGTTGTATCACCTTCACAACTATGGATACAAATACGCTCTCAAAGAGATGCCTTATTGACCGCTTCCGACTATACACAGATGCCAGATTACAATGCATCTAATAAGGCCGCATGGGCAACCTATCGTCAGGCACTAAGAGACTTGCCACAGACTCAAACTGATCCGGCAAATATCACATGGCCAACTAAACCTACTTGAAAGTTGATTGATCCTAATCAATTTATAGAAGATAAATTATAGACTTGACAACCTATATAAAAAGTGATACAATTACATTAATTCAACCTTGGAGATATTATGAGTGAAACAGTCGAATCGACAGTAGAAATCGTTGGTGAAGTTTGCCCACCTGAACTAACACCGGAACAAATGGCCAATAGATTAGCAGTAGAATATCATTTTCCTACTGCATTCTATTCGATAGCAAAACCAGAATTCTTAGATACTGCTAAGTTTGTGTCCAAAGAATATTTGAATAAGGCTAAGAAAGAAAAGCCAAAAGATAAACTAATGGATAAATTGTTTCCAGTAGTCATGTCTAATACATTTGCTGATGATGAGCGTGTTAGAGATTTGGTGATGTATGTCGCACAAACATCATGGAATATTTTGAATGAACAAGGCCATGATATGCGAAACCAAGAAGTCTATATCATGGACTTTTGGGCACAAGAACATCATATGAGGTCTGCAAATGAAGAGCACGTACATGGTTTTGGTGCACAGATTACTGGTTTCTATGTTCTAGAAGCACCAGAAAATTGCTCACGTATTTCACTTTTTGATCCACGTCCTGCAAAACGACAAATCAACCTACCCGAAGCAAATATGGAACAAGTGACATATGCTTCACATGCAGTCAATTACGTTCCACAACCAGGTACATTGTATTTTATGAACACATGGGTGCCACATGGTTTTACAAGACACGGTAATGAGAAACCATTGAAGTTCATTCACTTCAACTTAGGTTCAAGATGGATTGCTACACCACCTGCACCAGATGCAAATACAGAAGTCCAATCAACTGCTGAAATTGTATAATGAACAAATACCACATTAGATTTAATAAGTCACGTGGAATGCCAGGTCGTGGTTCTATGGACCATGTCTGGCGTGTATTTGAAAATGGTAAAAAAGAATACTTGGTGAAGAATTTTAAAATCAATGTATCACCTGCATTTTCAGAGACCACAGGCAATGGCCTAGGTGCAGATGACTGGAATATTACCTGTGAAGGTTATCTTACACTTGACAAAGAAACATCTACAGCTATTATAAATCAAACTGATGTTTAATTATTGTCCACCTAAAGTCCTTGCTGACTTAAAATCTCAAACTTTTCCTGACGGCAAAAGATACTATACACTAGAGGATGGTACTCGCTTGCCGTCTGTAACCACAGTTATTGGTTTACAGAAGAAGAAGGCTATTATGGACTGGCGTGCTCGTGTTGGTGAAGAAGAAGCCAATCGTGTATCAAGGCAGGCCACTTCACGTGGCACTAATGTCCACACCATCTGTGAGCACTATCTCAACAACAAGACAGACTACATGAGTAAGGCAATGCCTGATGCAATGGAGATGTTCCTGTCAATTAAACCATTACTTAACAATATCAATAACATACATTACCAAGAAGCTGCCTTATGGTCTAAAGGCATCGGTATGGCAGGTCGTGTAGATTGTATTGCAGAGTATGAAGGTGAGTTGTCTGTAATAGACTTTAAGACCTCATCTAAACCAAAAGATAAAAAAGATATACAAGATTACTTTTGGCAAACTACTGCCTATTCCTTAATGTATGAAGAGTTGATTGGTGAGCCAATAAATAATTTAGTCATCATCATGGCCGTAAGAGATTCTGAACCTCTAATATTTAAAGAGAAAACATCAGACCACATTGATGGATTGGCAGAAGCAATTTACTACTATCAACAAAATGGAAAATCCTGAAGACACAATCATATTGACAGAAAGACAGTATGTATATTTTGGTATGTGTCCTGATGCAGTTCAAAAACTTAGAGCTGCCAATATGTTTGGTAAGACCAACAAAGAGGTCAAAGAGTTTCTAATTGCATCAGGTGCAGATGATTGGGACGAAACACATTTGTCACCAGAAGTATTAGAAAGAATAAAGAAAACACTTCATCCTGAATACTATACGTCTACTTTTGTTGTGACGGATGACTTCGCTAAGACACAGTTTACATACAATACACTAGATGAGGCCAAGGCCAAAGACCAAGAAAATAAGGTGGAATTCCTAAATAGAATAGGCGACCCGTATAATCCTACTCTGGATGTTACAAGCCAGCTAGGTTATCATTGTAAATTGTTCAGGATTGAAGAGCAAATGACTACATTTACGGGTCATGTGGTAAATAAGGTATTAAGTGCTTGACATTTCTGTTAGGAAAGGATATAATACTACCATGAAAACAAAACTTTTATTAGCATTAATTTTGGCAGTAACATCTGCTAG